TACCCAGTCCTGATTGTCGTCCTCGTCTTCCTTCGGCGTGAGCGCGTCGCGCAGCGCCTCGAGCCGCGGCGTCAGCCACGCGTCGGTGATCTCGTCGCCCTCGCCCTCGATCAATCCACGGAATTCGTCGGGGACCGCCGCGCGCATCGCCTTCACGAGCGCGTTCGGGTTCGAGCCGATCGGCACCGCGCTCAGCTCGTTCAGCGAGTTGCGCAGCAGATCGCCCGCCCAGCCCTTCTTCAGGTCGAAGCCCGCCTTCTCCATCTCCTCCTTGTCGTGCTTCGCGTTCAGCTCCTTCCGTTCGAGGTTGGAGAAGCCGACGCTCGACGCGCGGAGGTGCCCCTGCTTGTACATGTCGCAGACGAGATCCGCCCACGCGTACGTGCCGCGCTTCGGGAACTCGACGTCGAACAGCAAGCGCTTGTTCGCCGCGCCGCCTTCCGCGCGCGCGAACTCCTCGCGCTGGATCCCGGTCACGTGCCCGACGGGCATCGTCGGCACGGCGGGATCCATGTTATGCGACCACAGGAACGCGGGATTCTTCGCGAAGCGCGCGAAGTCCCACCCGTCGACGCGCAGGATCGTGTTGTAGCTGTCGACGGACTCGTCGGTGCCGTAGATCTGGACCACGCGCGCAGCGTCGTAACCCGCCGTGCCCGGCTGACGCGTTTCGTCCTTCCACAGATAGCTGCGCGACAGAACCTTGAACGCGGGGTCCTGCTCCACGATCCGATATTCGAAGGCCATGATCGTCTCCGGTTAAAACAAGTTCTCGATCTGCGCGATGACGTGCGACATCGACGGATGAAGCGTCTTCCGTTTCGCTTTCTTCTTTTTCTTGAGCAGCTCGTTGATCGTCGGTCCGGTCAACGAGTCGAACGAAATGCCGCCGCCGTAGCTTCGAGGCGACGTCGTCGGTCCCGTCGACGGCGCGGCGATCTCGCTGATCGCGACGCTCGGCTCATAACCGATGATGAAAAGCTCGCCGCATCCCGGCGTCGCGTTGACGGACGGATCCGCGATATCGATCGTCGGCTCGAAGCCGATGATGATGAGCTCGCCCGTGCCCGGGAGGATCACGAGCGGCGTCTGGATCGTCGGGGCGAATCCCTCGACGAGCAGCTGTCCCACGTCCGGCGTCGCGTTCGCGCCGATGTTTACGGCCGGCGCGAATCCCTCGACGATCAATTCCCCGAATCCGGGCGCTGCGCTCTCCGGCGTCTGGATCGTCGGCGCGAATCCCGTCGCGATCACGTCGCCCACGCCCGCGTTCGTCGTCGTTCCCTGCCCGGCGTCGATCGTCGGCGCGAACCCGTCGACGACGACCTCCCCCGGCGCGGGGCGCGCGTCCACCGTGATGTTGATGATCGGCGCGAAGCCGTCGACGACGAGCGCGCCGACGCCCGGCGCGACGCTCTCCGGCGTCTGGATCGTCGGCGCGAATCCCGTCGCGATCACGTCGCCCAGACCCGGCGCGACGCTCTCCGGCGTCTGGATCGTCGGCGCCAGTCCGGCGACCGTCAGCTCGCCCAGCCCCGGCTCCGAGTTCGCGCTCGCCCCCGATTCCGCAGTCACCGTCGGCTCGAAGCCCGTAACGGTCACAACCCCGACGCCCGGCGCGCTGTTCGCGTTGTTTGTGACCGCGACCGTCGGCGCCAGACCCGCGACGTCCACGACCCCGTCGCCCGGCGCTGCGGAAACGTTGTGCAACACCGTCAACGTCGGCACGACGTCGTTGGTGATCGTGAAGTCCGGCGACGTCAGCCGAAACGTGATCGAATCGGCGTCCGCGGTGTCCGCGCCCACGATCTGCAGCGAACAAACCGTTTCGGAGCAGCCTAGGGCGGCGATGTCATTGGAATTGCCGCCGGAAAGTCCGTCCTCCGTGCAACCCGCGCTCGACGATTCAAACGTGCCGGTGCCGGTCAGCCGCTTGGTGGTGTTCGCCGCGTCGACGTAGGACGCCGCGACGACCGCCTTACAGATCGTCGACGACGTCGTGATGTCTTGAAACGCGCCGCCGTTGCGCGCGCACTGAAAACGGTTGTCGACGTTCGCCGCGGCCGTGTTGCCCGTCTCCTGCACGATGATCCGCAGGAGAAACGTCACGTCCTTGCGAAGCGAGATGTTTACATCCTCGTTCGCCTTGAACGTGTGATTCGCCTCGGTCGAGCCGTCGTCATTCCCGAATCGGAAATGCGTGGCGTGCAGGTTGACGGCCATGGATTAGTCGCTCGTCGCTCCGGAAACCGTGAAGACGCCCGAGGCGTTCATCGTGATGGTGAACGTGTTCCCGTCCGTCGCGGTCTTGTCGGCCGGCGCGGTGTCCAGCAAACACACGGCCATCAACGGCTTGACGACGGTGTTGACCGTCGCGTCGATGTACAGCACCGCGAAACGAGCCACGATCGAACCGGCCGACGCGGTCCAGACGACGTTGTCGCAGTCAAACGTGACCGTGCCGCTCGAATCGACCCACGTCTCGCTCGTCAGCGCCTGCCCGAGCTGCGTGTATCCGCTCGCGGTCGCGTGCTCGTTCGTCAGGTCGCCGTAAACGTCGTGCGTCAGCGTGTTGCAGTTCGACGTCGACAGAAACAGCGCGCACTTGAGACCCAGGGACGCGTTGTCCATGTCGAACGTGCCGTCGCCCAGATACTTCTTGGCGCTGTCGTAGAGTTTCCATTTTCCGGCGGCTGCCATAACGTTATTCCTTACTCGGTTTCGAGATGTCGTACCCGATCACGTTGCTCGCGTCGTCGATCTTGTATTTGATCGTGCGCGTGATGCCGTCCGTCTTCTTGACGGTGTATCCGATCACGTTGCCCGCGTCGTCGGTCTGATACTCGATCTCCCGTTCCCCGTCGTCGGGTTTCGCCGATTCGACGTTGACGATCGGCGCCGCGACGTTGACGATCGGCGCGGGCGGCGCGGCCACGTTCACCACGGCCGGCGGTACGTTCACGATCGGCGCCGCGACGTTGACGATCGCGGGCGGAACGTTCACCACGGGCGCGGGCGTCGGCGGGACGACGACCCGAATCTCCGGCACGCGGTACTCGCGCTTGTCGTTCTCCGCGCGGGCCTTCTCCGTCTCCAGCTTCGCCTTCGCGAGCTCGCACTCGCGCGCGTGCAGCTCCTGCTCCCGCGCCTTGCGCACGCTGCTCGGCGTGAACCCGCGTCCCACGACGGGGATCGCGATGCAGCGACAGTTGATCACCTCGCCGGGATCGCCGTTGGGATCGCCGGGATGCAGGAGGCCGTTGTCGAACGGCGTGCCAATCGTCGCCTTGTCGCCGTCGATGTCGGCGTGCGTGTCCCGTACGGCCTCGTCGCGCGCGGTGATCCACTCGGTCTGTTCGACGCCCTCCTCGGCGTACACGAGGTTCCGCGCGGTGTTCGTCGCGGCGGCGACCTCCGTCCGCGCGATCATGAGCGACCGCGCGCCGCTGAACGAGTTGAAGTCCTGTCGCAACCGATCCTGCAACTCATGAATCGTCTCGCCCGCCTCGACGCCCTTCTCGAGGTCGCGCTTGACGCGGTTGCGCAGCGTGTCGGTCGACTTCGACAGGACGAGCTCGCGCTTCTCGATCGCGTCGACGACCTTCGGATCGACGACGTCGAACGCGAAGTTTCCGCCGAGATCGTTCATCGCCGATTCGACGCCCTTCTGCGACGCCTCGACGTACACGCCATGAGCGAGCGACGTCAGTCGACGCTTTGCCGCGGTGGCGTCGAACAGGATCCGCTCGATCTCGTCCTTCGACAGCGACTTCGACGCACGAACTGGGGCGGCGAGCTTCTTCATCATCTGCTCGCGCAGCTCGTTCAACCACCGCTTGTATTTCGACCGGAATTTGTCCTCGATCGGTTTCGTCGCCTTGATCATCCGCGTCCAGCGGACCTCGCGATCCAGGGGACGACGTTGGTTGAACGCCTCGACCTTCGCGCGGAGCATCTTCTTCTGCTCCTCCTTCGCGTCGGGCTTCTCCTCCTTCTTGGATGCGGGCGGCTTTTCCTCCGCCGAAGCGAGCTTCGGTGAAGAGGGGCTGTCGTCCTTCTTCGGAGGAACGCCGCCCGACATCGTCGGTTCCGGCGGATTGAGCTTCAAGTCGATCGGCGTCAGCGACGAATCGATGAACGACGTTTCGCCCGCGTCGCCCTCAAGCTTCTCGAAGCCGAGGTCGAGACGTTCGTTGATCTGGTTGAACGGCACGCCCATCTTCTGCGCTTCGCGGGCTTGCGTCATCTTCGCCGCGAAATCCTCGCGCAGCGCCTCGATCGTGGTTAGATCGAACTCGCCCCACACGGACACGCCGGGATTCACGCGCATGGGCGACGGGTTGTACATCCCCTCGCGCGTCATGGAACGATACTCGTCGTACGCGCGTAAGCTGCGCGCCTGCGCGAGACGTCGTTCGGCGCCGGGGAACGACATCCGCCCCGCCTCGCGACGACGTCGCAGCATCCGCGCGTCGGCGAACAGAAACGAACGCGCGTCGCCCTCGACGGGACGGAACAGCTGCGACCACATGCCGTCCTCGAGCATCCGCATGATCGGCAGCCACCGCTTGGTGACCCAGTCCTTGCTGATCATCTCGGCGGTCGCCTTGTTGATGTTCTGCGTGAGCCCGATCTCGTACTCGGGCGTGCCGATGATCGCGAGCTCCTCCTTCCACGCGAACGCGCGTCCCTTTTCGAACTCCATCTCGCGATGCGTGCTGCCGGTGTCCTGATACTTGAGCCCGCCGGTGAGCACCGCGATCCGACGCCGTCGGTCGATGCCCTGATGATGCTCGTTCCACGCCTCGCGGATCTGATCCTGCTGTTGAGGCGTCAGGTTGCCCGCTTCCTTCAACAGCAGCCCGCTCGGCGTCGCGTCGTTCACGAAGAACGCGACGTTGTAACGCGCCGCCTGGTAGTCGGACTGGATGGCGAGATGCGCGGGCGCGTAGGGGCCGAGACCGCCCGCGCTGTTCTCCGGATCGGTGAATCGATGGATGACGAGCTCGCTCGGGTCGTAGAACACGGGCTTCGCGCTGTCCGGCGGCGTGTACATCCACGCCTCGATCAACTTCGTGACCTTGTTCACGACCGGCTTGAAGAACCGGCCCGAGATCGGCCACAGCTCGGCGGGGACGTCCTGCGGGCCGACGGCCTCGTCGTTGCCGCTCTCCTTCACCCACACGGCCATGCCGCACGGTTCGAGCAGCTTCAGGATCGTCGTCTCCCAGAAGGTCGCGCGCGTCATCATCTCCGGGTTCGGCCGGTCGAACAGCTCGACCCAGGGCCCGTCGCGCAGCACGTCCTCGTCCTCCTCGGACGCGCCGACGTGCAGCAGAAACGGCACCTGCGCGATGTTCACCGCCAGCGCGCGCGAAGCCGCGTACGTCAACCCGTGCTGCCGATACGGATCGCGGACGTCGCCGCTCTGATTGCGAAGCCGCGACGGCATCATGAACTCGCGCGTCGCCTGCGGATTGAGGTTGAACCGATGCTCGACCTTTTCTGCCGCGCCATCGCGGATCGAAACGCTAAGAGAGTTGGAGGCCATCTATCGTTTACCGTTCGAGCCTATAACGAAGGTAGTTGACGACGTTCATCGCGACGATCCCGGCCGCGACGCCGATCCCGAACCCCAGCCACAGGCCCCACGCAAACACTATCCGCGCCTCTCGTATTCGCCCCGCTTGTATCGCGTGCAGCTGCGACAGGGACAATCGCAGAACGTGTCCCGATTGCACTTGTCGCCGTCGTGACAATGCCCCAGCGCCGAGAATTGCTCCTCGCTGTCGCGCGCGTCACGATTCGCCTCTAGGGGACGACGTTCGTTCTGTTGGATGCTCATTGGTCGATCGCTTTCCGTTCCAATTCCGTGCCGCAATCCGAACAATGGATCACGACCTCGCACCACGCGGGCCAACGCGGACGTCGCGTTTCGTACGTCCGCGGTCCGTGCCCGCCGAACGCGCACTTGATCCGCAGCCACGCCCACGCGCAGAAGATTTTGATGCTCAACATTCCTCGTCCCTCTTACAAGATCAACATGCCCGCGCTCCCGCCGCCCTGTCCCGCCGCGACGCGACGTCGAGCGCGATTGCTCAGCAGCGTCGCGATCACCGCGTCGTCGTGCATCCCGTCCGGCGCGCCGTAGCTGATGCGCCCCTTCGACGACACCTCGAGCGCGAACTCCTCGTGTTCGCGGATCAACGTTTCGTAGATCGGCTCCTGCTCGCCCTGTCGCACGAAGCCCAGCTGTCCCGCCTCGAACGCGACGATGCCTTCCTCGACGAGCTCGTTCTTCGATTGCCCCGTGAACAGAAACGACTCGAGATTCTCCTCCGCCGTGAAGAAATTCCCGTACGTCTGCAACAGGATGTCGTCGATCGCGTTCCCGACGCCGGTCTTGTCGTGACACACGAAGTAGCCGCGTCCCTGAAACTGCTTGCAGAACTCGACGAGCGCCGCGACCTGCTGGATGTACGACATCCGATGCGGCAGCCGCTGCACCGCTTGAATCGCCCCGCTCACGCAACCCGTCGCCACGAACCACGTGAAGTCCACGTCCTTCGCCCAGTCGGCGCCGATCCCCACCGGCTCGTCGTCGAGCGGCGTGCAGCGTCGCGCGCGCACGTTCTCAAACACGACGCCCGTCGTGTCGAGGAACTCGGCGAGCAGCTCCTGAGCGAACGCGCGCTGCGACATCGTCCGCTTGGCTTCCTCGATCTCCGACCGAGGGATGAACGTCGCGTCGTAGCACGTGAATCGCCACGACTTGTACAGCGGATCGAGCGGCCGTCCCGTCACGGGATCCGGCTGGCCGCGCGTCCACATTTTGTACCCGACGCCGCGTCGTCCCTTCGGCGTGCCGAGGAACGTGACCGGCGCCTGCGTCGTCATGATCGACGGACGCACGACCTCCTCATACTTGTCGTCGGGGATCTGTCCGATCTCGTCGATCACGATCTCGTCGGGCGTGTCGCCGCGGATGTTCTCCGCGCCGTCCATCGACCGGAAGTCGACGCGCCATCCCGTCGCGAGATCGAGCTGCAGCTTTTGGCTGTCGTGCGCGACGAGCTGCCCCATCGACTTGAACGTGTAGAACAGATCGCGATAGACCGCGTCGCACTGTCGATAGATCGGCGCGATCCACTGAAAGAGCCCGCCGCGCTTCGGCCGTCCCACGCGCGCGAGCACCTTCAGCTTGCCGCACGTGCTCTTGCCCCACTTGCGCGTCGCCACGACGGACTTGAACCGCGCGGGATGCGTGAGCACCGCGATCTGCGTCGGCGTCGCCGTCGTCTCGACGACCTTCGACGGCGGTCGCAGCTTGACGACGTCGCCCTTGCCCGAGCGCGAGAAGTTGGCTACGGACACGCGAGCACCCACGCGACGTTCGGACCCTTGTGCGGCCACCTCACGACGCGCAGCGCCTTGTATCCCGCCTCCGTCAGCAACGCGATCGTCGTCGCGATGTCCGGCTCGCGGTGCATCTCGACCTGCACGCGCGGGCGGTCGCGTCGCACGATCTCCATCGCCCCGCGCAGCGCCTCGACGTCGTGCCCCTCGGTGTCGATCTTGAGGAAGGACAGCCGGTCGTTCTCCAACAGCAGCTCGTCGACGCGCATCAGCAGCACGCTCGCCCGTTGATCGGAGACGCACGCCATGCCGTTGACCGGATGCGACGAATAGAGGCTGTTCGCCTCGCCGCTTGAATAGCCATGCATCGTCCGCGACCCGTTGACGTCGCCCGCGCCGACGTTCATCACGACGACGTTCTTCGCATTCGCCTCCGCGACGTTCCGCATCAGATCCGCGCACGTCGCGGGCCACGGCTCCAGGGCGAGCACCTTGCGGAAACGCGGCGAGCAGCGCAACGTGTACCGTCCGATGTTAGCGCCGACGTCCACGAACGTATCGCCCGTGAAATCCTCCGACCACGCCTCGGCGAGGTAGTGATCCATTACGGCACCATGAGATCGCAAGCGGCGATGTTGGACAGCGTCTTGAACAACGTATACACCACGAGACCGGCGCACGCGCCCAGGGCGACGACGCCGAGACACGCGACGAACAGAAACAGATTGCGCAGCTTCGTCATCAGGGCGCCGCCTTCCTCAGTCGGTAGAGACGCAGATAGCTGTTCACGCCGATGCCGTTCGTCGCCGTCGAGATCAATCGCAGGCTGGTGATGTTGGTCGAAGTTTCGTTCCAGACCCAGCCGCCCATGATCCTGAAAAGCTCAGCGGCGGAAGTCGCCTGAGTCCACGAGGTCTCCCCCGTCCGGATGACGACCTTGTCCGCGTGAATCCAGCCGACACCGGTGTCGACGTCGTTCGCGGCGCCGCCGTTGTTAGACAGCAGGATCCCGCCGGTCGTGTCGTTGAGCTCGCCGACCGACGCTCCCGTATACCGACCGCGGAACCGCTGGTTTGTGGTGATCGCGTTCGGTCGCAGGTACGTGTTCTGGGCGCCGCTCGCGTCCTTCACGAGCCGATACACGAAGAAGTATTCTTCGGCCGCGTCGCCGTCGAGCCCGCTAAAATCGTACGACGTCGCGTGCGCGCTGAACTCCTTGTTTTCGATGAGCTCCCACAGGATCGCGGGCGTGTAGCCTAGGACGTTCCCGCCGCTGCGTTGAAGCGTCTGCCCGTCGGCGATCGTGTCGATGAGCAGCTGCGTGTTCGATCCGATCTCGTGGATCCCGACGACGGTCGGCAGCGCGGCGGTGCCGCCGATGTCGTGCGCGAGCTTTAGAATCCCCTTCGTCGCCGCGTCCGCGTCGGGCGCCGATCCGCCGCCGGTGATCGCGTCCCAGTTCCCGCCGTCGTCCTTCACGTAGAACGCGCCGTTGACCGACGCGGTCGAGCCCGGGGACGCGGCGCCGTCGACGTCCGCGATCGTCGAGGGACTCGTGGCGACGTAATGACGCGGACGCGTCGTCGGGATCGGTCCGGCCTGCGAACATCCCTGCGCGGGGTATGGATAGGAGACGACCGCCATCTATCTATCCGTTCTCCTGGGGCGACGCGAGCGGATCCGCGTCGACGACCGCGGCGTCCGTCCCGCCGAGCGCGAGCAGCTCCGGCGACGTCAGTCCGCGCGCGACCGCTGCTTCCTTCAACGCGTCGCCCTCGCGATCGACGATGCGCAGCTTGAGCTCGAACGCGGACGGTTCCAACAACGCGTCGTGCACGTCCTCGTCGCGCAGTCCGCCGGTCCATTTGGCACGTCCGAACACCTCGTCGACGAGCTGCGCCGCGTGTTCACCGAAGCCCATGTTCAGCCGTCGTTTCAAATCGTCGCGCAACGAAACGAGCAGCGTCAGCATGTGCGCGGCGCTGATTTTCTGATCGTCGCGTTTCGCCTCGATCGCGGCGGCGTCCCGCACCATGCTCTGTACTTGATTGAGCAACGATTGCACGCCGGCGAGCACCGCAGGATGCAGCTGCCCGTGTTTGCCGTGATACTCGCCCAACTGGCCGAGCACCTGCTCGAGCAGCGTACGCGCGAGGCCGACCTCGTCACGCAAGCCGAGTTCCGTCTGCGCCTGTTGGTTCAGCGTCGACAGGAGTTCCGGCGCCTGTTCGAGAGCGGCGGCGTACCGCGAGCGCTGGGCGGGTTGGGTGAGTGGCGGCATTTCGATGTTCGATGTTCCCTTAGACGTTAGACGACTAACTCGACCAGATCGGAACGACGTGATCGCGTCTTATAGGAAAGTCGCGCGTTCGAACATGTGCCGCAGGGATCCGCTGATCGATTGCCGGGGAATCTGGAAATCGACTGCCAATAGGTTTCGTCACATAGTACTTCGAGTTAATTTCAAAGACGCATCCCCTCCCTCCCGGCTACCTAACAGAACCCGCAGAAAGGGGTGCATATAATATGTTCTGTGGGACCTGTTAGGTAGTTTTATAAATCGTTTCCTCTATCATAAATTAACTCAGCAGTGTGTGTGACGAAACTCCCCCAACAGTTGATTCCGCGTGGGGTTCGCGTTTTTCGTGTTTTCCGATCGACTGCCGATCATATCTAGAAATCGACATACACGCAGCAGCAGGACGTGAAATCGACTTTCAACGTCGCCGGCAGTCGATTTTCTTCGTCGACCTCATGGGATTCTTTGCTCGGCGCCGATTGATTTCCAGAAATGCAAGTTCGTGAAATTCGGCGCAGACGTCGCGCGTATCTTGATTTATCATGATTATTTTTTGAATTTCGTGTTATAAATCGCGATCTCTGTCGTCTAATTTGTCATGGAAGCCTCTTGCCTTCAATGTCACGCCAAATTGCAATCAGCGGACGAAATCGGTGGGCGTCCGCGCAAATACTGCAACGCCACGTGTCGACAAGCGGCGTACCGCGAACGTCATTCCGTGACGACGCGCGCTGAACGACGCGCGGCGTTCCTCGCCTCGCTGAATCAACCGCCGGCAGAGCCGTTGGATGACGGAACCATGTTCACCCAGATCGTGACCGAGAGGCGCGAACGCGCGGAGCGTCGACACGAATACGAGCAAAACGGTCGACCGGTCGGGCGGCCCAAAGGCAGCAAGAAGCGCAAGCCCGCGGCCGACGAATAACGTCACACGTTAAAACACGTTCATAATAGGAGAATCAATCATCATGAAGGTGAAACCCATCCTGGCCATGCGTCGGGCGGACGGCGAGATCGCGTACTTCCTGCCGGATTCGACGAACGCTCACACCGGCGCGTATCTGACGTTCGACGATTATCTGACCAAATACGCCGAACGTCATCCGGCGCCGTCGATGTCGCGTTGCGCGGATCCGCGCTGCAATCGTACGTTCGACGCGGTGCGGTACGATCAGAAATATTGCGACGCGGCATGCAACAATCGTCATCGGATGCGGCTGGACTATCGCGCAGCGAACGGGCTGCCGCTCGACGAGAAGCCGGTCGATCGGTCCGACGAGGCAACGCAGCCGTATCGCAATCTGATTGCGGCGCTGAACCTCGCGAAGGTCGAGGCGCTCGCTCGCCCGGTGTTCAAGCAGGAGAAGGACGCCCAGGGACGCATCATCCTCAAGAGCGCCGAAACGCTGCACCGCGAGGAGCTGCAGGCGACGTACGACGCGAAGGTCGCCGCGCTCCCTCCCATGGAACAGGGAATCATCCAGTACCGCAAGTTCACGTCCGTGCTCAAGCAGATGGGCTACGAGCTTCAGGACTTCGGCCCCGGCACCGACGAGCTCGACGACCTGTTCCAGCTGTGGGCGAAGGATCCCGCGACGCTGACGAAGGAGCGAATCGAGGCGGCGTACGACGCGGAATGTTACAATGACCGGCTCACGTACGAGCGCGAGCAGCGGGAGATTCTCGCGCGCGGCCGCGCGAACCTCGAGCGGGACAATGACCGCGTCCCGCGCCGCGCGACGGATCCGCAGCTCTAGCGTTCACGTCAATCCGTCGTTCACCCTACATCGATAATAGGAGGGAGATAACATGACCCAGCTCTTCTTCACGTACACGGATCAACAGGGCGACGAGCGCAGCCTGCGGATCTCGCGCATTCTCTGGACGATCTACAGTCCGAAGAACGCGTCGTATGGCGACAAGCCCACGTTCGTGATCACGTGGGTCGAGTCGGAGTCGAGCACCGGTTCGCACCTGTTGGCCGGCAAAACCGCGACCGCCGCGTGGACGAAGTGGAAGAAGTGGACGGAGGAAATCACGTGATCCGCCGCGCGTTCAACGTCGTTCGTTGCGCGATCGACCG